TTTAGAAGATAGCGGTATTGTAAGTCCTTGTCAATATTAGGTTTTATGTTCATTTCATTGACATAGAGAACACAATCTAGGTGATAGGACAAAGAACGATTGACCAGAAATGGAGCATAATCTCCAAATTGTAGGTCATCGTCTTCTTTCTTTTTGTGTAAAATTAAATCTACATAATCAAATGGACTCATAATATAATATTTTTTAATTTTAACTGGTAATTAAAAATTCTTTTTCAATTTCATTACTGATATTCATCAAAGTTGATAAACTTGTGTTAATGGTATGAAATTCATCGAACCAAGTTGTTGCTGTTGTTTCCCAGTTTTTTCCTGTTTGAGAAAGAACTTTATCAGACATCCACTTTTCAATCCAATATAATAAAAACGGAACAGTTTGAAACAATCCACCTGATTTTTGCCAAGATGTTCTTCGTACTGGAAATCTCTTTTTTGAATTCCATTCCATTGTAATGTGTGTTATTCCATCTACGGGACTATTAATCTTGTCGTTTTTGGCATAACATCCATCAATCTTAACCAAACAATCCAATAATTTTGCATTATTTGTTCCATAACGTTTTAGTGACATTAGAGCTGCACAGACTAATGCTTGATCCCAATATGTGTCACTTGTGCAAATCTTATCAAAAGCTTTGATTTCTTCAATATATTCTTTTGTAACAAAAGGTAAATCTTTAATTACTCTAGATGTAGTTTTTGATCCGTATTTAACTGGATCAAAATAATAACAAGCAAGATTTAGTGCAGTAAGTATTTGTCCTTTTTGAACTTTAGAAGATATTGCATCATAATCATATAGGCCATTAATAATACCGTATAATTTTTCCTGTCTGCTTTCTGTGGCGTCTGGACTATCATATGTATTGTAGATATCTCTAGCTTCCTCCATTGTATTCACAAAATATGTGGTAACATTTACTGTTGTGGGAATTTTGTCACTCTTTCCTGTTTTCCAAAATAAAGCTCTTGTGTTGCCATTGACAACACCACGCCAACCTTTTTTATATTTTACACCATAATATGTACAGTCTTTAAGTAGTTCAGCAATAGCGACTTCTAGATGTACTTGTTTTAAAATTGATAAAGCACGTTTAACAGCAGGTTTTTTAGACCTAGCTAAGGTATCACGTTGTACAGGTACTGGTGGAATATCCAAAAACTCTTCAACAGATAACTTAATGTTTTCGACATCATCGAAACTAACTTTTTGCATAATATTCATAATAACTCCTTATTTAAATTCGCAATCGACCATGATTTCGGTAAGACAGGCCATTAAATTAATTTCATGGTCAGCTGCAAAGGCGGCCTGGTATTGATACTTGGCAAGAATAAGAACCATCTGAGGTACAGAATTAGGTTTCAACACCTCATATAGTTTGTCATACATTGTTCTGAAGATACGAACTGGATCATTGTCCAAGTTGTTGGTGACCCATTTACGAGCACCAGCAAAGTCTTTTCCTTTTAGTGAGTTAATTAACTCTGTCAACTGCACATCAGAAACTGAGGCCAAAAGGCCTTTGTCAATAGAACCACTTACAGAATATCTCTGTAGTTCATTAAGAACTCTACGATTATCTGGGAAATACTTGGTGATAATGGCTGCAACTACTTCTTTTTCATAAGGAATGTTTTCTTGTTCAAGAATCCATTCAACACGTTTAAAGAAGGATGATGCCATCTTGGCTTTACTGCCATTGATTTTGAAGTCAACAACAGTACACCTTGAGTGAATCGGATCAATAATACGATTCTTAAAATTACAAGTGAATATGAAAGAACAGTTACCAGAGAACTCTTCAATAGAAGCTCTTAGAATAGCCTGTGCGTTGGTGGTCAGATAATCTGCCTCATCAATAATGATAACTTTTCTGCCACCCAAGAGTGACATAGAAGAAGCATAACTCTTGATTTTGACACGAATGGTATCAACACCATTCTCATCAGAACCATTGATGACTAGGTAATCACAACCAACCTCTTCACACAACGCTTTGGCAATTGTAGTCTTACCAACACCTGCTGATCCGGAGAGCAACAGGTTTGGTATTTCTTTTCTGTTTACATATTCCTGAAACGTTGTTTTGATTGATTCAGGTAAAATACAATCTTCAACTTTAGCTGGGCGATACTTCTCTACCCACAAAATATGTTGGTCCATTCAAATACTCCATAATATAAAAAATCAAATTAAGCAAATGTAGAATGTTTTGCTTCAATGGCAATCCAATATTGAATTGGTTGCTTAGTATTTTTGAATGATGCCATACCTTTAGATGAAATCTCTACTTCATATGAACCAGGAATCATCTTGAAGTTTTCAGTCAAGAACGTGGCAGAATAAACACTTCCATTACCATCACAAACTTCAATAGAATTGGTATTCTCTGAATGTTGTCCGTTTTGTTGAATAGTACAAGCCGTAACATGTACCTTTGAACCATCAGATTCTATGATAATATGCTGTGATTGTAGAACAGATGCACTCTTTAACAAATCAGCCAAGTCTGTTTCCGACAAGGTGAAGGACACTTCTACTGAAGGCAAAACCAAATCTCTATCTGGTGCTGTTACGATATTAATCTTATCAGCTTTACGATATTTGATTTTAGAACGTCCACTCTTAAAGATAACATTCTTATCATCAAAGTCAATATCAGAATCTTTATGCAAAGAATAAACCGATAGGAACTGGTTCAAATCGTATACACAGAAGTCCTGTGGGAATTCATCCGTTAGTGTGGCTTTTGCCATCACCGTTTTAGTAGTAGAAATTGTTTTAATTTCTTTACCTGCTTTAAACTCTAGGTTACCATTAATAGCCGAAAAGTTTTTCAACACCGTTAGTGTATCATTATTAAGTTTCATTTCACATCTCCATCATTTAAAGAATACATTATATCATGTTCATACAAAAACATCAAGCAGCACATAGCGTGAGCTAAGTGATTCTTACCAGTTTCTGTATCATTTTGTTCGCCTTCTTTCCAAGCCCATAGGTGTCTTTGCATTGCATCAAAGTATCTACGCTTAGAATCGGGAACTATTTTCCAATTGTCTCTCTCATATTTCTGAGCACCAATTGTTAAAACCTCAACAGTTGCTTTAAGTGCTAATGGTGGCAACAAACCATATTCTAGTTTGTCACCATCAAATTTACGGCCACCAGTAGTAGCCGTTTGTGAGGCTTTTACAATTTCGTTTTGATAGTTATCAATTGATTTTATAAGAGTCTCATCAACCATCACATTTCTCCAACAAAGTTGGCAACAGCAGGCATATCTCCTTTAAAGTGATATGTGCCGATATGGTCAGTTCTCATCCAAGGACATAAGAAGATTTTACCTTCAATTTTACGCCACATTTGACAGAACATATAGTCTTCAGAAAGATAACGGTCTGAACCACCACCGGTGATTGAGTCTACAGAATCGATAACAGTATCAAAGAAGGCATGAATGTATCGTGAACCATCAAAGTTGGCTTGGCCAACATGGTCTGGTTTATAACGAATCATTGGATAAGCAGCTTCCATTTTAGGGAATACATTACGATTTACCATCATGTAACCTGTTCCAATTTCCATAACCTCTAAAGGTTCTGTAACTGTAAACTGTGCTGTACCTTTAACAGGATTAAACACATAATCACCAGTAACTTTTTCCAATGTTTGCGGATCAATATCTGGATTCTTTTCAATGGCTTTCTTAACAGATTTCCACTTGATGGCTTTCTTAGGATAAGGACCACCAATAACATCTTTGTCTAGTGCTAGTAAAGCAATAACATCTCTTGGATCAAAGTGAATATCTGAATCCAAAAACAATAAATGAGTACACTCTGAACGATGTAGAAATTCGTCCACAAGGTAGTTACGAGCTCTTGTGATAAGAGATTCGTTGAATAGGAATGAGAACTTGATGTTCACTCCGTATTGAATACAAAGTGCTTGTAAGTCTAGACAGGCCTTTGCATAGAGACCGTGGTTCATACCACCGTACATTGGAGTAGCTACAAAGATACTTTTTGTTTGTAGGTCTTCTTTTTTGATTGAAATTTCCATCTAAACTCCATAATAAAATAAAAAAAAAGGAGTCACCTTCCGGTGAACTCCTCATATGTCACGCCAAAGGATTAGGCATTGAAGTTATAACCAGCACTCAATGCTGTACGTACCATTGCCTTAGTTGGAGTACCCAAGCGATAAGAAGCAACTTTAACACCATTAGCATTGCGCTTAGTGTTAGTATAGATTACGTGGCCTTCTTTACGAAGTTCCTCGATACGAGCAGAAACGTTGCTGATACCGAAACGGCGTTGCGCTTGAGCAACTGTGAAAGTGTTGTATCCCTCAGTTTGCTTGAGAGCGTTCAACATTTTTTGCTTGGCGGATAATTTAGTCATAAGGACTCCTAATAATAAAGTTTCAAAAAAATCTCACATCATTATGAGATGTGTGTATTATACTATTATATAGTACACTTGTCAAGCATCCTTGCGGTATACTTGATTATCTACCGACTTGCGGTAAATATTTTGTCTTAGTTTCCTCCCAAGACAAAAATACCAAGTCATCATAAAACAAAGA